TTAAATGTCCCTGAGGGTACCTAACTGGTTTTCCGGCTCATCCGGGAAGAGCGCCCGGTCGAGCGCCTCTATGAACAGCTCCTCGTCCGGCCTGTCGTAGTGCCTGCCCAGCACCGTGCCCACGCTGTGGCCCATCATCTTGTCCACCATCTGCGAGGGCATGCCGTGCTTCCACAGCATCGCCGTGGCCCAGCTGTTGCGCAGCTTCTGCATCGGCAGGTACCGCTGCGTCGTCACCCCGTCGGAGAAGAGCTTCCTCCAGGCCCAGTTCGCCCGCCCGCGCGCCATCGGCGCGCCCTTCCCGCCGTCGGTGAGGAAGGCGAGGCCATGCGCCTCGCGCTCGGCGGCTATCTCGCGTATCCGGCCGCTCCACGGCGGCGGCACGATCACGGGCCTGACGCTCTCAGGTGTCTTGCACGGCATGAAGCCGGTCTTCGCGCTCTCGTACTGCCGGGTGAGGTCGTAGACGGCGTACAGGCGCTCACGCTTCCCCTCGCCGCGCGTCGCGTAGCCGATGTCCGATGTCGACGCCGCCAGGGCCTCGCCGTTGCGGCACGACCCCTTGGCCATGAGTATGGCCATGGCCTCGAGCCCGCTGCCGCGCAGGTCCTCGAGCAAGGCGTCCGTCTCGGGGAGCGTGTAGACCTCGAGGCCGGACGGCCTCTCCCTGTCCTGCGGCATCTTGTACCTCGCGTCGCGGAACGTTACGTCCCGTATCCCGTGGAGGCGGGCGCAGTTGACCATGTTCCCGACGAGGATGTTGCACAGGCGGGCGTTCGACCTCGACAGCGAGAGGAGCCATGCCTGGTACTCCTCCTCCCTGACGGACGACATGACGGTCGCGCCCCAGAGCGGCGAGACGTGCTTCCGCCATAGCCCGATGTAGTTGCTCGCGGTGTTCCTCGCGATCTCGCCAGACTCGAGCCTGGACGCTATCTCCGGCATGTACCACTCGTCCCAGCACTGCCTGAAGGTCGGGCACGGGCGCTCCGCCTCCCACGGCTTCACGTGGTGCAGCTCCCACAGGCGGTGCATCTCCGCGTCCGCCTCGCGCCTGCACACGCCGTGCAGCGTCTTGGACCGTCTGCGCTGCTCGCGGCCCTCCCATTGGGTCCAGCGCAGCCGGAAGTCGCGCGGCCCGATCTTCTGAATGCATCCCCACGACGAGCGCGTCCCGTGTGGCATAATGGTCACGTCCCTTCTGAGATTCTCCGTCTCCGGGATAGGCCCCTCGCGATGATCCGGAACTCGCGCGAGGGGCTTTTTCTTTACGCTTCGGCGGAGGCCCTTCACTCCTTGCCGTCCAGGCGCTTCGCCATGAGCTCGAAGTCGTTCTCGTAGGTCTTGTCCTGGAGCTTCTGGAACTCGTGGAAGCGCTCCTTGGCGATTTTGTCCGCCGTCTTCTTGTTGCGGTTGCCGAGGCCCTTGAGCACCTCGCGCCCGCTGAATGTCAGGAAGCCGTCGAGCAGGTGCTCGCAGTCCTCCATGCTCGTCAGGACATGCTGTTCGGCCCTGTCCTCGAGCGTGTCGAGCAGCATCGTGACGAGGCGGTTCAGCTGCCTGATCTCGTCCTCGGACAGGTAGTTCTTGGCCACGGTGACGTCCGAGGAGTGGATGCGGCCCTCGGGGCCTCCATTCCACGACGTGAGCCCCATGTTGGGCTTGGAGGGGTCGGAGCGCCCCTGGACGATCTCTGCCGCGGTGTGCCCGGTGACGGCGTAGTGCATCTTGTTCTGGACCGCGGCGTAGAAGTTCTTGGCCATGGCCGAGTCCTTGTCGTAGTCGAAGCTGCACTCCTGGAAGATGTCGGTGATCTTGAGCCACACGCGCCGCTCGCTCGCGCGGATGTCGCGGATGCGCGCGAGCAGCTCGTCGAAGTAGTCCTCGCCGAAGGCTCGGCCGTTCTTGAGCATGTCGTCGTTGAGGACGAATCCCTTGGTGATGTACTCCTTGAGGGTCGCCGTCGCCCACTGGCGAAAGCGGGTCGCGCGCATAGAGTTGACACGGTACCCGACGGCGATGATGGCATCGAGCGCGTAGAAGTCGACCGTATATGTCTTGCCATCTGAGGCAGTTGTTGCAATTTTTGCAACAACTGAGTCTCGGGCAAGCTCACCCTCTTCGAAGATGTTCTTCATGTGGCGCGAGATGGTCGACTTGTCCTTGTCGAACAGCTCGGCGATTTCCTTCTGGGGCATCCAGAGCGTCTCGTCCATGTAGCGCACCTGCACCGGCACGTTTGCCCCCTCGGACTGGTACAGGACGATCTCGGCTTGAATGGGGTCTTCCATATGTCTTCCTTTCCGTTGAATGCCTAGGCGGACCTTACTTGATCGTGAGGATCCGCCTAGATCGACGCACGGGGTTTCTTTATGTCTGGAGCTGCCAAAGATTCTTTGACAACTTGGGCACCCGCCCGGCTTCCAAGCGGTCCGGACCCGTTGGGCTCCCTGAACTCCTCCGGGATGTCATCGGGATCCGTGTACATGGAGTTCAGGGAGGAGGGGCGTATCCTTCCCATGAACTCCATCGTGACCTCTCCTATCGAGGCGGACAGCCTTGCCCGCTGGCTATCGTTGAGGATACGGTACAGGGACGTCAGGGCGGCGTCGAAGTGAGCCCCGCTGACGCTTGCGCAGTAGAGGCGGTCGTCGTGCGCGCAGATGTTCCTGAAACCGACCAGGACGTCGAATATCCTGAGAAGCTCCTTCGCGCCGATCCTGCCTCTCGCGCCGCTCGAGGCCGATACCGACCTGGCGGCGGCGTTCTGTATCCCGCGCTTCTGCAGCTGATAGAAGTGGGATATGTTCCCGAAGGTGAGGTCGTTCTGCAGGACCCACAGGGGGACCATTCCGTACGTCTCTACGTAGTGCCTCGTGAAGGGCTTCATGGTCTTGCTGGGGGTGAGCTTGTTGTTCAGGCGGCTGAGGAGCGAGTTGAGGTTCCTGGCGTGTTCCTTGGCCTTGTCTCCCCTGAACCCGTTGGGTACGAGCATGTCGCGGGCGGACACGTAGTTGGCCCTGTCGAGGTAGTCGGCGGTTCCCCTGTGCTCGTTGCAGAACGCGTAGACCACGGCGTTCTTGAGCGTGGACTCGGCCTCGATGAGGCTGGGCATGACCGCGTTGCGCATAGCGCGGTCGAACAGGAACATGTCGTAGATCATCTTGAAGGTGGTGCCGTGCAGGTACACGTCGCCCGGCGACCTCTGCATCGCGTCGCGGTCGAGGAACGTGTCCTTGTAGCCGTTCACGATCGCGTAGTAGCCCTCGCGCCTCAGCGCGTCGGCCGTCCCCTCGCCGCACCGCACGCCCCTGGACTCGAGGAGGAGTATCTGCTCGTCTACTGTCTTGAACTCTTTCATGATGCTCCAAAATCAGAAGGGCCGCCGCCCGTCATCGGGGCAGCGACCCTTCCTTTGTCACCGATTCACGTAGATTAGGGGTGACTCATCACTGCCTCAACTATAGCGAATCCGGCGCGCGAGTCAACGCACCACCGGATTTCCATCCCCGCCCCTAGTACCTCCGCACCTCGCTGGCCTGGTGCCACTTGACGACGCCGCGGAGCTCGACCGGTGCGCTCTCGGGGTCGTCGAACACGATGTCCGTGAAGCCCTCCTCGTAGCTGTCGGGCGACAGCACGAGCGTCGACGCCCCGCGGTAGTAGCTGCGCAGGATCATCTCGCCGTTGTACTCCGCGGCCACCGCGTCGCCGTTGCGAGGCTCGCACCTGGGGGAGAGCAGGGCGTTCTCGCCGTCGCAGAATCGGCGGTTCATGCAGTCGCCGCGCACGCGCATGAGGTAGGCGTCCGGGTCGTTCACGCGCTCCAGGACCGACAGCGGCACGTCGGCAACCTCGTCGGGGCCGAACTCGTCCGTGAACTCCCCGGCGTGGCCCGCCACGAGCACGGGCAGCGTCGCGTACTCCGCCGGGCGCGGGCGCACGCCCTGGGCCTCCTCGCCCATGAGGTCGGCGACGGTGACGTTGAAGAGGTCGGCGAGCTGTTCAAGATTTCCTTTTCGAGGCATGGACTTGTCGGCTTCCCATTGACCGATTGCCACTCTCGATACATCTAGTTTGTCGGCGATTTCTTGCTGAGTTAATCCAGCACACGTGCGCAAGCGTCGCAGGTTGTCACCAATCTCCATGGGCGTCTCCTTGCCTATGCAAAACTTTACTTATCATTTTAGAAAAGAAAATCTTTCAATCTAGAAAAGTTTTTGTTTACACGATGCAAAGAAAGACTTACTATTGATGGCAGCAAGAGAAGGGAGGGCAAGTGAAGACCCTGCGTGAAGTTCGCGAGAACAAAGGGGTTAAGAAAGTCGCAGTTCAGCGCATGCTTGGTGTAAGTCAGCCGACCTACGACCGCTATGAACTGTATCCAGGAGAGATGCGGGCTAAAGACCTTGAAAGGGTTCTTTCGTTTCTTGGTGTCTCCCGCGGGGATATTTTTTTGACCACAGAGGAAAGTTAAAGTTTGCATTGAGACGGAGGAAACAATGACTGACAGCAGACACACGGGAGGGCACTTCGAGATCGCGTGCCCGGACGGCTTCGGGGCCATCTAGGCGATCGTCGGGTGGCTCGTCGCCGACGGGACCTGGCACCGCGAGGCGTTCGAGCGGTTCGCCGACGCGCGCGTGAGGCTGGGTGAGCTGGCGGGCGGCGACGAGGCGTCGATGCTCTACATCGACCGCACGGTCACGATGAGCGCGCTGGACGCCATCGACACGGGCGTGGCGCCGCGCTCGGTGCGCATCGAGGAGGGCCGGTGGCTGCGCCGCCGGCGCAAGGCCTCGCCGGAGGTCGAGAGGCCGTGCGAGGCGGAGGCGGGGGAGTAGCCGGAGGGCCGCAGCCCCGCCCGGACGGCGCGGGCCCCGGGGGAGGGACGTGTCTCCCCCTCGCCCGGGGCCGTTCCGGCGCGCCGCCCGGCCGGGGCTGCGGACTATGAAGGGAGATATGGGATGGACACGAGGATCGCGGCGGTGCCGCGCGACGCCTACGAGGCGCTGTCGGACGCCCTGGACGAGGCCCTGGGGGCCTTCAGGCGGACGGTGGAGACGCGCGGCGTTGAGATGTGCGGCAGCGAGGCGCTCGGCTACGCGGTCGCGGCGGGGCTGCCCCCGCAGATGGCCTACACGGTCAGCGAGACGTCCCGGTACACGGGCGTGAGCGTCAAGCAGCTGTACCGCGAGAGGGACGAGGGGCGCATGCGCTTCGTGCTGCCGGAGGGCAACTCGAGGGGCGCGCTCATAAGCGTGAAGGAGGTGGACAGGTGGATGAGAGAGTGCTGCGCGGCCTGATCGCGCTCGCCTCGGCGGGCCTGCTGATGGCCGGGATCCAGCTGTTCGAGGCGGCGGTCATCGCCGTCGCGAGGGCGCTGGGGCGCTGCTAGGAGGTCGGTTTGAGAGATCGGGGAAGGCACTACGCGCTGCCCTCTGACGTGAGGCTCGCGAGGGAGCGGCGCATCTTCGCCTCGGGCTTCGCCTGGGGCGTCCTCACGGCGCTGGCGGTGGGCGCGGCGCTCGCCGCGGCCGTGCTGTGGGGGCTGTGATGGGAGGCCAGATGGGAAGGACGAGAAGGAGCGCCCGCGACGCGGGCACCAGGTTCGAGCGCGCGGTGGCCGACTACCTCGCGGGCCTGCTCGGCGACGGCGGCATCGACCGCCAGGTCAAGGTGGGCAGGCGCGACGTCGGGGACATCCGCGGCGTGCTCATGCGCGGCGGCAGGGTGGCCGTCGAGTGCAAGGACTACGGGGGCAGGCACGACCTGCCGCAGTGGCTGCGCGAGGCCGAGGCCGAGCGCGGCAACGCCGACGCCGCCTACGGCGTGGTGGTCTGGAAGAGGCGGGGCACGGCGGACCCCGCCGAGCAGTACGTGACGATGACGCTCAGGACCTTCGCGGCGATGCTCGCGGGAGGGCCGGAGCTTCTGGAAGAGGAGGAGTAGCAGATGGGAACCGAGAAGAAGGCCGGGGCCGTGGAGGAGAGGTCGCTCTCCGTGACGTACACGCCGTCGGTGATCCAGGCGAACTTCGACGCGCTGGAGGAGCGCGTGCGGGCCGTCGTGGCCGACTACGAGGGGGCGGTGTACGACCTCGCGAGCGCCGACGCGGTGCGCGAGGCCAAGCACGACCGCAGCTACCTCAACGGCCTGAAGAAGGAGATCGAGGAGCGCCGCAAGGCCGTAAAGCGCGAGTACAGCAAGCCCCTCGACGCCTTCGAGAAGAGGTGCAGGCAGATCACGGCCATCATCGACGAGGCCGCGGACGGCATCAAGGCGCAGCTCGACCGGGCCGAGGAGGAGCGCAGGGCGCGCGCATACGCCAAGCTGCAAGAGCACTACGAGGAGTTCGCGGGGCTGCTGGCGCCCGTCGTCCCCTACGGGCGCCTTCACGAGCCGCAGTGGCTCAACAAGACGTTCGGCGAGGTCAAGGCATACGAGGCGCTCGAGGCCAAGGTGTCGAAGCTGGCCGGTGACTGGGAGATGCTCAAATCGCAGTTCGAGGGCGAGCCGTTCTACGCCGAGGCGGAGCGCGAGCTCTTCGCCACGCTGGACCTGGGCGCCGCGCTCGCGGCGGCACGGAAGGCCGCCGAGGAGAACGCCCGCATCGCCGAGCTGAAGGCCGCCATGGCGCCCGAACCTGAACCCGAGCCCGAGCCTGAGTCTGAGCCGACCGCGGAACCTGAGCCGATGCCAGCGCCCGCTCCGATGCCCGCCCAGCAGCCCGCCCCCGTCGCGGCGCCGGCGCCTGTCCCCGCGCCCGTCGCGCCGAGCGGCCCCGCGACGCCGTGCGTGATGGTCATCGACTCGGCGACGACCGAGCAGATGCGGTCCATCGGCAGCTTCGCCGGGAGCATCGGCGTGACCGGCGTGTTCAAGCGCGGCACGCTTCAGCAGGCCTACGAGCGCACGATCCGTTAGGAGCCATAAATGGCAGACGAGAAGCACATCACCATCGCCGAGGCGGTCGCCAAGGTCCAGAGGTCCGTAGTGGTGCCGAAGTCGCGCTACAACGCACACGGCAAGTTCAACTACCGGAGCATGGAGGACATCGTGGCCGCGCTCAAGGAGCCGTGCAAGGAGGCAGGCGTCGCCTACACCCTGAACGACTCGGTCGTGCAGGTGGGCGACCGCCACTACGTCAGGGCCACGGCGCACCTGTTCTTCACGGACGGCGGCGAGGGATCCATCGACGTGGACGGCTACGCCCACGAGCCCGACACCCAGACGGGCATGAACCCGGCCCAGGTGACCGGCTCCGCCTCGAGCTATGCGCGCAAGTACGCGCTGTGCGGGCTTTTCGCCATCGACGGCACGAGCGATCCCGACGCCCTGTCGGACAAGCCGGAGAAGGAGCCGCCCGAGTTCGGCGAGTTCACCGCCAAGTGCAAGGCGTGCGGGACCGCCTACGTCTTCAGCAGCCGCGAGCAGTACGAGGCCTTCAAGAAGGCGCCGGGGTGCTGCGCCGCGCCGACCTGGACGGTCGTGTAGCCGATGCAGGACCTTTACGCGCAGCGCGAGGAGCTCTTCAGGCAGCTCATGTGCGAGCTGGAGGCCATGAGGAGGACCGGGCAGCAGTACGCCCAGAACGAGTCCGAGTACAGGCGCGCGCTGCGCACGGCGATCCTCGAGGAGAGGGAGAAGAAGACGCCGGTGACCATCATCGGCGACGTGTGCCGGGGGCGCGAGGACATCGCGGAGGCGAAGATGCTACGCGACTGCGCCGAGGCGCTGTACAAGGCGTCGGCCGAGGCCATCATGGCGCTGAAACTGAGGATAAGGACCGTGGACGACGACATCCGCAGGGAATGGACGAGCGGCGGCACGGGAGAAGGGAGCTACCTATGAGCATCAACAGGACGGTCATCTCGGGCAACTTGACACGTGACCCCGATGTCCGCGCGACGGCGGCGGGGACCCAGGTCCTGTCGTTCACCGTGGCGGTCAACGACCGCCGCAAGAACCAGCAGACCGGGGAGTGGGAGGACCACGCGAACTTCGTGGGCTGCACCATGTTCGGCGCGCGCGCCGAGGCGGTGGGCCGCTACCTCTCCAAGGGGTCGAAGGTCTGCGTCGAGGGCAAGCTGCGCTACAGCGCTTGGGAGGACCGCGACGGCGGCAAGCGCTCCAAGCTCGAGGTCATCGTGGACGAGATCGAGTTCATGAGCAGCCGCCAGCGCGCGGAACAGGGCAACCCGCCCTACGTCGCGGAGCGCCCGCAGGCGCCCCAGGCCTACGCGCCGCAGGCGTACCAGAACCCGCCCGCGATGCCCCCGCAGCGGCCCCAGGCCCCGGCACCGCAGGCGCCCCAGGCCTACGCGCCGCAGCCGGTCCAGCCGGAGCTCTACGACGAAGACATCCCGTTCTGATGGGGCGCGTACTCGACATCATCCGCGACCACTGGGAGGCGGCCCTGTTCGCCGCCTCCTTCTCCGCGGGGTTCCTGTTCTTCTCGTCGCCTCTCTGGGGGTGGTTCTGATGGCAAGCAAGTTCACATGGTTCCCGAAGCTCACGGCAGCCCTCGAGCGCGTGCCGGAGGGGCCGCGCGGCGAGCTGTGCTGGGCGATCGTCCAGCACGGCACCAACGGCGTCGAGCCGGAGTTCACGGACTGGGCGCTCAGCGCCGTCTTCGAGAGCCTGCGCGAGGACATCGACAACAGCCTCGCCGCGCGCAACAAGAACAAGGGCGGCAGGCCGCGCAAGGACTCCAAGGTCGAAACGGGGGTTTCGGAGGATACGGAAACCTCTGAAACGGGGGTTTCGGAAAACGGAAACGGGGGTTTCGGGGTTTTGGAAACTGCCGAAACGGGGGTTTCGGAACCTGAAAACCCCTCCTTATATACCAATCCATACCAGTCCATACCAAGCCAGGCCATTCCAGTGCAGGGCAGTGCGGACGCGTGCGCCGCGCCCGGGGGCTTCGAGCCGCCGACCGCCGAGGAGGTCTCCGCGTACTTCGGGGCCAACTGCCTGAACGGCGACCCGCAAGCGTTCTTCGACTTCTACGCGTCGCAGGGCTGGCGCAAGTCCAACGGCATGCCGATCTCGGACTGGCGGCCGCAGGCCCGGCAGTGGCACCGCCGCCAGCGCGAGCTCGACGCCGAGGCCCGGAGCCGCGGCAAGCCCACCGCCTCGGAGGTCGAGGCCGCGACGTTCAGGCCGACCAGGACGCCCGAGGAGGCGCTGGCCGAGCAGGAGCGCCGGTGGGCGTCCGAGCACCCGGGCATCGACCCGGCCAAGGTCGAGGCCCCGCGGGGCACTACCGCGAGCAGGGACCAGTTCGGGCTGTACCAGGACGCGCAGAGGCTGCTAGCCGCACGCGCCGCGTGCGAGAGGAGGCCCCGATGACGGTCGACGCGGGTGCCCTCAGGGGCTGGTCCAAGGAGCGCGCCGAGCTGTACGGCAAGCCGCACCTGGGGGCGAGGTACACGCGGGGCGCCTCCTACGAGGCCCTGCAGCAGAGGTGCGCCGTCTGCGGCAGGAGGGCCGGGAGCTGCCACCACGTCGCGCGGCGCTCGTGGGGGAGGTCCTTCCGGCTCGTCACGCCGAACGGGACCTGGGAGCTGCGCAGCCCGCTGTTCGCCCTGTGCGGCAGCGGCACCACCGGATGCCACGGAGGCTTCCACGACGGCGGCCTTCGCGCCGAGTGGTCCTGGCGCTCCTCCGTCTACGAGGAGGCGTGGTGGTCCGGGGAGCTTCTCCGGGAATACGGCCCGCACCACCCGGGCCTGTACGAGTACGGCCGCTGGCTGGTCACGGACCGCGACGGCAACGAGATGTTCAGGGAGGCGATGTGATGGGCGGCGAGCTGGCTGAGGCCGCAGCGCTGCATGCGCGGCTCATGGTCGAGCAGCAGGTGACCGACCTCTACACCGGGGACTGCAGGGGGTGCGGCGAGTGCTGCTCGCGGTTCCTGCCGATGTCCCTGCTCGACCGGGCGAGGCTCAGGGCCTACGTGAGGCGGCACGGCGTCGCGGCGCACGCCCCCTGGGCGCGGCTCGACCTCACGTGCCCCTACCTCACGGACGGGCGCGAGTGCTCGGTCTACGAGGCGAGGCCGGAGGTGTGCCGCGCGTACCGCTGCGACCTCCACGCGAGGGGCGAGCTGGACGGCTTCACGGGGGCGGACCGCGCCGTCCCCGTGGACATGAGGGAATTCGCGGAATCGATATGGGAGAAGACGGAAGGAGACCGGGGATGAACCGAGGGATAGCCGGCGTGAACGAGATCCTTTTCAGGCAGCTGGACCGCCTGGAGTCGGTCGACAGGACGGACGCCGAGGCGATGCGGGCCGAGATCGCCCGCAGCAAGGCGGTGCAGCAGGTGGCGGGCAAGGTCATCGAGAACGGCCGCCTCGTGCTCGACGTGGCCAAGGCGGGGGTGGCCGCGGGCGAGGCCGTGAAGCTGCCGAAGGGGCTGCTGGGCGAATGAGGCGCTGGACGGAGGAGCAGGAGGCGTGGCTGCGCGAGCGCTACCCGTACGAGCGCACCCGCGTCCTGTGCCGCCATTTCGCGTGGAGGTTCGGAAGGCAGGTGAGCGAGGAGGCGATGGCCCAGAAGGCCAGCGGCCTCGGCCTGCGCAAGGTCCCGCGCGACCTGCCCGACCGGGCCGCCAGGACCGTGAGGTGGTCGAGCGAGCCGGAGATGGACGCGTGGATGGGGGAGCACGACGAGGGGCAGTCCCTCATGTCGCTCTCCGCCGCCTTCGCCGAGCGCTTCGGCTTCCCGCTCGCCAGGCAGCAGATATGCGCCTGGCGCTCCGCGCGCGGCAGGCAGACCAAGAGGTCCTACGGCGGCGCCCTCGCCCCCGTCGGCACCGAGCGGGACACGGGCAAGGGCTACGTCCTCGTCAAGGTGGCCGAGAGGCCGGAGGTCCCGGGCACGAAGGACAACTGGCGGGCGAAGCACGTGCTCGCCTGGGAGGCCGTCCACGGGCCCGTACCGGAGGGGTACGACGTGCTGCGGGCCGACGGGGACCCCGCGAACCTCTCGCCGGACAACCTCGTCGCCGTGCCGCACCGCATGATCGCCCGGCTCAACTCCCGGGACGCGCCGGAGTGGCACGACCGGGAGAGCCTGGAGGCGGCCCTCGCGTGGTGCGAGCTGAACGCGGCCATCGCGACCGCCGAGGCGAGCGTGCCGCGCACGTGCCAGGTGTGCGGCAAGACCTTCGTCCCGCCCGCCGAAAGCAGGTTCGCGAGGGGGAGGCGCTGCGCCGTCACCTGCCCGGAATGCGTGGCGAGGGGCCGCAAGGCGCGCGGGACCAGAAGCGTCAAGGAGACCCGCGTGTGCAAGGTCTGCGGGAAGAGGTTCGGCGCGACGCAGAGCAACCAGTGGCGCTGCCCAGAGTGCATCGCGGCAGCGCCGAAGTGGAGCTGGAGGCTCCAGAAGTCGCTTAGGAAGGAGAGATGATGGAGGAGAGCATAGACGACGTCGTCGCCGACTGCGCGGCGGTGTTCCGTTTCGACGAGAGGAAGCCCCAGGAGCGCGCACACGACTACCTGAGGGAGCGCCGTGTGGCCCGTGGGTGCGACGACACGGCCATGCAGTGCGCATGCGAGGACATGGTGCGCAGGGCCTACCGCGTTGGCCTCACCGAGAACGCCACCGAGGTGGCCAGGGAGACCGCGAGGGTCATCGCCGAGGGGATCATGGGGGTGCTCGACGATGAGTGAAGGCACCGCGCGAAACCTCGTGACGAAGAAGGTCGACCCGTTCACGGGCGAGCTCCGGCGGCGCCCCGGTTCCGTGAGGTGCTCCGAGTGCGGGTTCAACGGGGTGGTCTACGAGTACTCGGCGTTCAGCGACCTGCTGGGGGCGGACGTCGTCTTCTGCCCCGTATGCGGAAGGAGGTTCGACGATGACTAGCTACGAGCCGGCGAGCGGGCGGAACCTCCCGCCAGGCTGCAGGGACGAGGACATCGACCGGGAGTTCGGCAGGGTGCCGACGTGCGGGGACTGCCGCCACCTGCTGGAGGGCTGCTGCGACTACGGGATATGCGGGCTGGAATTCGAGGAGGCCTTCGAGGAGCAGCAGGCGCGGGAGCCGCTCGCGCCGCGCGAGTCCGCCGAGTGGGCGCTCGGCTGGATCGTCGACAACTACAGGGACATGCAGGACGACGCGTGCCGGAGGTACTCCGCGCTCTGCGTCCGATAGGGAGGTCAACAGTCGGGGCGGACCCATGAGAGCCCGCCCCTCGGTGCGTTCGGGGGTGCGCTTGCGCGGAATCGGCCACGGCGGAGATGGGCCTTTTGGCCCATCTACAGAATCTACACATCTTTTCGGAGACAAGGGCTGGGGCGCGCCTCGGAGGGGATACGTCCTCTGGACCGAGGACATGGTGCGCCGGATGCAGGCGGCCCCCGAGAGGACGGCGGGGGAGATCGCCGCGATGCTCGGCGTCTCCACGTCCTCGGTGAGGCACGCGAGGCAGCGCTACGGCCGCTTCGCGCCCAAGTGGAAGGTCCCGCTGTGCCAGAGGTGCGGCGCGCACCCGGTGTGGTCCGAGAGCCGCGACGGCAAGCGGTGGGGCCTGTGCCGCCAGTGCACGCTCGACGAGCGGGCCTACATCGCGCGCAACGGCGAGCGCATGGCCAGGGTCGACAACGCGCAGCGCCAGGCGAGATGGAAAAGCCGCCACAAGTGACGCCGGGCTGACCATCCAGGCATGGGAAAGAGGACGAACAGAGCGCGCAAGACGAGGGGCCGGGCCGAGAGGGGCGCGGCCCCCGCCGCCGCATGCGCGAACCTGAAGCCGGTCCGAACCGCGGAGGAAGCGAGGGAGCTCGGGCGCAGGGGAGGCATAGCCTCCGGGGAGGCGCGGCGCCGGAAGCGCGACATGGCCGCCGTCGCGACAGCCATCCTGGCATCTGGCGCCAAGGGGGAGAGCCGCGAGGTCATCGCCGCCGTGGCCCCCGACCTCGCCGACGAGGACGCGACCGTGGCCGCCGCCGTCGTGGCAGGCCAGATAGCGTCCGCCCAGGGCGGCAACGCCCAGTCGGCCCGCTTCGTGGCAGAGCTCGATGAACGCGGCAGGCTCGCCGAGAGGCGCGAGGACGCCCCGTTCTGCCGAGACTTCGGCATGCTGCTCGCACCGCCCTACGTCGCGCTCCACCGCGCCGTCGAGAGGGACGAGGGGCTTGAGCGCTGGCTGCACGGCGGCCGCTTCTCGGGCAAGTCCTCTGTCATCTCGCTGGAGATCGCCTACGGCCTCATGCGCCATCCCGAGCGCTCGGCGTTCGTCATGCCAAAGATCGGCAACGACATCGAGGGCGGCGTCTTCGAGCAGATGCTGTGGGCGTTCCGCAGGCTCGGCTGCGAGGCCGAGTGGGCCGCCACGAAGCGGCCGTGCAGGCTCGCGCGCCCATCGACGGGGCAGGTCGTGACGTTCAAGGGCGGCGACCGCACCGACAAGACCAAGGCGATCAAGGCTCCGGGCGGCACCTACTACGCCTACCAGTGGATATCGGAGGTCGACCAGTTCGGGGGCATGCGCGAGGTGCGCACCGTCCTGCAGTCGGTGACCCGCGACGCCCCCGAGGGCGCCGTCTACTTCCGCTTCTTCGACTACAACCCGCCGCGCTCGCGCGACGCATGGGTGAACGGCCACGTGGCCGAGGTCGAGGCGGCGGACCCCGCGGCGGTCATCTCGACGACCTACCTCGACATGCCGCGCGAGTGGGTCCCGGAACAGGTCTACCGCGACGCCGAGGCGCTGCGCGAGCTCGATCCCGAGAGCTGGGAGCACGAGTGGGGCGGCGTGCCAACCGGCTACGGCGCGGAGGTCTTCAGGCGCGCGGAGGTGCGCTCCGTCACCGACGAGGAGCGCCGCTCTATCGAGTACCACCTCTACGGCGTCGACTGGGGCTTCTCGACCGACCCGTTCGTCTGGGTCAAGGCCGGGTACGTGCGCTCGACGCGCACGCTCTACGTGCTCGACGAGATCAGCGGCGCGGGCCTGTCGAACGCCGAGAGCGCGCGCATGGTTGCCGACCGCATGTCTAGGCCACGCCTCGCGGGCGGCGGACTCGGGGAGCCGGGGCAGGACGGCCCCGAGGTGGTCGAGGACGCGGAGCCCTACGCCGAGGTGCTGTGCGACTCCGCAGAGCCGAAGAGCGTCGCCGACTTCCGCGCCGAGGGCATCGAGGCCTCGTCCGTGCCGAAGCAGGGCGCGCACAACGTGCGCAACTCGGTGCGCTGGCTTCAGGACCGCGCCGCCATCGTCATCGACCCGTCCTGCGAGGTCGCGGCCCGCGAGCTGCCCTGCTACCAGTACGCGCTCACGAGGGACGGCAAGCCCACGGGCATGCTGCCCGACGCCGACAACCACGCCATAGACGCCCTGCGTTACGCCGTCGCGAGACTCATAGACGATCCGACGATGGTATGACGCTGGGAGGTTTCGAGTGAAGAAGGTCACCGGTGTGCCCGGCTGGGCCACGAGGTTCCTGAAGAGGAAGGGCTACGCGCCCCGCAACAGCATGGATGCGCACATCCGCGCGTGGTGGAGCTGGTACCAGACGACCAACGGCTTCTACGCCGCCGACAGGCACGACACCGGGCGTGGCGCCGACCCCGGCGGCCGCCTCTCCATCCGCCCGGCGCGCGCCGTGTGCGACGAGTGGGCGAGCCTTGTCATGGACGAGAAGACCGCCATCTCCTCGCCTCAGACGGAGGTCAACGACTGGCTCGCCGAGCGGGCTGACGCATTCGTCTCCGAGCAGGCCGACAACCTCGCGCTGGCCTTCGCCCTCGGCTCCGGCTGCTGGGCGGTCGGCATCGAGGGCGTGGGCGAGGACGGGCGCGGGGCCGACGCCGAGGCGACCATCGACTTCTACGACGCGGGCAAGGTGTGCCCGCTGCTCACCGACGGCACCGAGGCTGTGTCGGTGGCGCTTGTCTCCCGCTGCCTCGTCGGCGGCGTGACCTACGACCGCGTGCAGGTGCACGAGCCGGTCGCGGAGACGGGCGGCACCTACCATATCCGCACATGGCTTTTCGACCCGGCCCGCGAGGGCGCCGAGGTCGTGAGCGACGAGGTCATCGGCGACCTTGACACGCGCTCGGCGCTGCCGACCTTCGCGATCGTCCGACCCGCCATATCCAACACCTACGAGGAGCTGTGCCCGCTCGGGGTCTCCGTCTTCGACGACGCCGTCGACACGATCAAGCTGGTCGACGCGACCTTCGACATGATGTACTGGCGCTGCCGCCTCGGCCTGCCGCGCATCATCTGCGAGGAGTCGGGCATCAGGGTCGACCCCAAGACGGGCAGGCGCGACCTCGGCTCGACCATCGACCAGAAGCTGTTCAAGGCGGTGCCCGGCAAGGTCGGCCAGTCCAGCCCGCTCACGATGTACGACCCCGGCATCCGCGCAGACGAGTCCGAGACGGCCATGAACGATGCTCTGTCGATGCTCTCGATCAAGTGCGGCTTCGGCCCCAACTACTTCAGCTTCACCCGCCAGGGCGGACTCAAGACCGCCCGCGAGGTGGTCTCCGACAACTCGGTGCTCTATCGCAACCTGCGCAAGCACGAGGGCAAGGTCGGTGAGGCGCTGCGACGCCTCTTCGCGGGCGCGTACTCCGCCGAGGCAGGCGTGAGGCTGGGCGCGGCGCCCGAGGGCGTCGAGATCGACGTGACGTGGGACGACTCGGTAGTGGAGGACGCCGACGCCGAGCGCGAGACGATGAAGGACGACGTCGCGCGCGGCCTGTGCCCGCGCTGGGTCTACGTGGCCAAGTACTACGGGATGAGCGACGAGGAGGCGCGGGCCTTCACCGGGGAGACCCTCGGCGCCGCCCCCGACGACTTCGGGGAGTAGCCCATGGGGGACTTCCACGACCGCCTCGCCGCCGACCTCGTCGGAGGGGCGCAGGAGCGGTTCGTGGCCGAGCTGACCGAGCGCGCCGCCCGCATGCTCGCCGACGCCGTGGCGAACCCTGACCGCTTCAGGCTGCTCGACAGGCTCTCGCCGCTCGGCGCCATGGGACTCTGGGCCGAATGGCGGGACAGGGTGACCGACGAGTGCCGCGAGGCATGGGAGAGCGCCGTGTCCGACGAGGACGAGCTGCTCGTCTCATCGCTTGCGCGCTATCTCGGGGGCCGCAGCTACGAGACGTCCTACGCGGCGAACGTCGCCGCCGAGGCGGCGCGCGGCATGGCGGAGATCATGAGGCGCGAGAACGTGTCCTTGGCGTCGAGCGTCGAGCGCGAGTGGTACTCCGCCGTCGCAGACGCGGTCACGCGCGTCGAGGCGGGAGAGTCGCGCCGCCGCGTCATGGAAGAGGCCGTGGCCAAGCTCGCCTCCGAGGGAATCACCACGATCGACTACAGGACCGGGACGCGCATGCCCATCGACGCCGCGCTGCGCCGCCATATCGTGACGCAGGCGAACCAGGCGCGCAACGACCTGCTGTGGCGCCGCATGGACGAGTGGGGCGCGGACCTCGTGTTCACGTCGGCGCACTACGGCGCCCGCCCGTCCCACGCCGTCTGGCAGGGTCGCGTGTTCAGCCGCTCCGGCACATCGAAGGCGTACCCCTCGCTGGTCGAGGCGACGGGCTACGGCACGGCAGGCGGCCTGTGCGGCGTGAACTGCCGCCACACCATGACGCCCTACGTCGAGGGCATCTCGAAGCTCCCCGACACCGACTACGGTCCCCAGGAGAAGCTGACGGGCCTCAGCTCCGACGAGTACTACGCCGCGACGCAGGCGCAGCGCAGGCTCGAGGCCAAGGTCCGCGCGACCAAGCGCGAGATAGCGTTAGGCGAGGCGAGCGGGGTCGACGAGACTCCGGCCCGCGTGCGCCTAGGGGAGCTTCAGGGCAGGCTGCTGGACCACTGCAAGGCGAACGGGCTGCGCCGCGATTACGGGCGAGAGCGGGCATACGCCGTGCCCGGCGCGGTCCAGCCGAGGGCGCTCAGGGCGACTGCATCCGTGAAGAAGGTGCTCGGAAGAGGCTTCGGCAGCGTCGCTCCCGGCGAGATGCGACTTTGCGAAGGCGTGTTCGTCGACAGACACGACAGGGTGAGGACGGAGGAGTTCGTGACCGAGACGCTGCAGGCGATCGTGGGCCTCGAGGTCGAGCACGCGGTCGTCATCCAGAGGGACGGGCGCGTGTTCCATGCGGTTGGAACGAGGGACTCCGTGACGCTCGAGGGGGCAGACCTAGACGGCGCGATCGTGATGCACAACCACGTCCTGCTTTATGGCGAGCCCTGCTCCTTCGGCAAGGACGACTACGTCACGCTTAGAGAGAACCCCAAGATAACGCTGCTCATGGCGTGCAGCGGTGGGTATCGGTACGAGATGAAGGCTGGTCCGAAAATCGCCAAGGTAGGGTATGATGATGCCATGGGGAGAATACCCCTGAGCGAAGTCGATATGGACGACTTCCAGCACCTGGTAATGAGGAGCCTCAATGATCTCAAGGCGATACGTTATAGACGGGAAGACTTATGAGCTTCCCGAGTCAAGGCTCGGGGAATACGAGCGTCTCGACGACGAGTTCCACGCGGCGCTTCTGAACGTAAAGTATCCCCCTTTGCCTAAAAACTGCTTGAGCAACAAGTATAATGAGCCAATCCGGAAGGTCGTGCGAGAGTACCGAGAGAAGTTTCACGACCTGCTCGTCGAGGTCGAGGAGTAACCGCCAGACATCGGCACCGCCAGCCCCGCCACGAGCGGGGCTTTTTCATGCCGTTACCACGCCGCGAACATGCTTCCCGAGCGGGGGAATCGCCCCCGAACGCACAGGGAGGGAGCCTCAATGGCAGAAGAGAACGCGCAGAGCGCCGCGAGCGAGGGCGGCAAGCCCCAAGACCCCGCGGTCGAGGCGCAGCCCCAGGACACGAAGCAGGAGGAGGGCGGCAAGCCCCAAGATCCCGGCGGCGTAGAGGGCAACGACCGCACCCCGAACATCCACAAGCTGGAGCGCGACGTGGCAAACCGCGACAAGACCATCGCGGATCTGAAGGCCAAGCTCGCCGAGAAGGAGAAGGGCGGAAGCGATCTCGAGGCGCGCCTGGCCGCGCTCGAGAAGCAGGCATCCGACTCCAAGGCCGAGGCGGACGCCGCCAAGGCAGACGCGAAGCTCGCCGCCGCCGGATGCGTGGACTGCGACCTCGCCCGGGCGGTGCTCGGCGACTTCGACGGGGACGTGGCCAAGCTGAAGGAGGCGAAGCCCTACCTGTTCGCGCCGCAGGGAGGCAGCAAGGGTACCGGTGGCCGCGCGTCCGGCACCTCGGACGGGCCCTGCAAGTCAATCCGCGACGCGCTCGCACAGACCGACCGATAGAAAGGCAAATCACATGGCCATCACTCTCACGGAGCTCGCAGCGAACTCCACCGACAAGCTCGTACAGGGCTTCACGAACGAGGTCGTGACCGACTCGTTCCTGCTCGGCGCCATGCCGTTCGACGACTGCATGACCGCCTCGGGCACCTCCGACCTCGTCTACTCCTACAAGCGCGTGAAGACCCCGGCCGTGGCCGCCTTCCGCGCCCTCGGGGCAGAGCCCGCCGCGAGCGTGCCCAAGACCGAGAAGAAGACCACCCGCGTGGCCATCCTCTCCAACTCCTGGAACATGGACCGCGTGGCCAAGGACGCCGCGAGCGACCTCTACGAGCTCTACCTCGAGGAGTCCAAGAACGCGATCATCCGCAAGTTCAACCAGGCCTTCATCTCCGGCGACACCGCCTCCGATACCGACGGCTTCGACGGCCTCGCCAAGGCGCTGAAGGGATCCTCCACAGAGTCCACCTCCGCGACCGACCTCTCCGTCGTGACCCAGACCGCCGCCCTCGCCTACCTCGAGGAGCTGGACACCATGCTGTCCGGCCTCATGCGCACCCCCGATGCCCTCGTCATGGGTTCCGCCCAGCGCGTCAAGCTCAACGCCTGCCTGCGCGCCGTGGGCCTCGGCACTCAGACCATGGAGACCGCCGGCCGCCAGGTGCCGTCCTACAACGGCATCGCCATCCACGAGATGCGAGACGGGGCCGTCGCGAACGGCGACGTCTACGCCTGCTGCTTCGGCCTCGACGCCCTTCACGGCGTGACGCTCTCCGGCGGCTCCGCAGTCTCCGTGACCATCCCCGACTGGTCCACCCCCGGTGCCGTCAAGTCCGGCGACTGCGAGCTCGTCTGCGGCATCGCGCTGAAGGCGACGAAGGCCGCGGGCGTCCTGCACGCCAAGGCCGCCTAGCATGGCCCCCGAGCTGACGTTCGAGGAGTACTCGGGCGACCTCTACCGCGGGAGCCTCGAGGAGGAAGCCTTCGGCGCGGCCCTGCCGCGCGCCCGCGCCCGCCTCGTCGAGCTTACCGGGGCCGAGGTCCCTGAGGCCCACGAGCGTGCGTGGAAGGGCGCCCTGTGCGCCGTCGTCGACCGTGTCGGCGGCGCCGACGAGCCCGGCGTCAGGAGCGAGACCGTGGGATCCACCAGCGTCACCTACGACGAGTCCCGGTATTCCTCGACCGACCTCGATGCCGTATCGCCATGGCTGGCCGGGACGGGGCTGCTCTACAGGGGGCTGGCGTGATGGGCTGGGAGACCGTGACCACCTGGCACCGCGCGGCGGACGGGTGGGTGCGGTCCGTCTGGTCCAACGTCCGGGTCGAGGTCTCGCAGGCTCTTTCCAACTCGGCCGTCGGGCCGGTCCCCGGAGGGGCGACCAAGGCGTTCTTCTTCTCGGCGCCGGAGCTGGCCCCCGGCGATTGCCTCGTGGTCGGTGTCGGCACCGGGGCGGAGCCTCCCGACGAGGCGCTCACCATCGAGCGCGTCGACCCGTACAGCATGCGCTCCGCGCACCACCACACGGAGGTCACGGCGCGATGAGGCTCAGGCTCCGCAGCGTGGACGTCTCGGCGGCCGTGCCGAAGGTGAGGGCGGCAAACAACGCCGCCCTCGGCATCACCGCCGAGAACGTCCTGTCCGACTGCCGGGAGTACGTCCCCTACGACTCGGGCGCCCTGCAGGGGTCCGGCCGCACCAGGCTCACGGACGGCAGCGCCTACGTGGAATGGGGCGGCGACTCGGACACGTCGCGCTACGCGCGCGAGCAGTACTACAACGCCCACAACCACGCTACCGACCAGAACGCGCTGCACGCCCCGAGGGCGTGCGACCACTGGTACGAGCGCGCCCGCGCCGACCGCGGCGACGCGTGGCAGCAGATGTACGACAAGGCACTCAAGGAGAGGATCTGACCATGCAGGACATCGCAAAGAGCACGACGGCGTTCGTGGCGCAGCGCCTCGGCGTCCCGTGCGAGTACGGGGAGTTTCCCGGGAAGGCGGGCTGCTGCATGGTCAAGGCCTCGCCCGGCGAGCCGTGGGTCCGGCGCTACCTCTCGGGAGGCGGAATCAGGCGCTTCGGGTACGAGGTGTACCTGCGCTGCCTGCCGAGGGGCGACGAGGGCAGGCGCGTGGACGCGCTGGCCCTCCTGCGCGGCCTGCAGTCCGCCATCGACGCGGGCGAGGCGCCAGAGGGCGTCCCCGTCCGCACCCACGAGGTCACGAGCCTGCCGTCGCAGTACGGCGTGCAGGACGACGGCTGCGTGGTATACCAGCTAACCGCTTCACTCACCTACATGGCCTAGAGAAAGGACAGCGACCATGCCCAACCCCGACGAGCAGACGGTGGAGACCGCCCGCAAGCCAGTTTCCATCTACGAGATCCAGCACTGGATCAAGTTCCCGGGCGACACCGCCTACACGCAGGTGACCGAGGACACGAAGGCCGACTCCAGCCGCGACACGAACACCTACGAGCCGACCTACCTCGACCGCAAGGTGCAACCGAAGTACGTACTCGGCCGCACCGACACGGTCGAGTTCGAGATCGACGCGATGGCGCCCGGCGGCATCCAGCAGAAGCTGGCCAAGTACGAGGACGAGACCGACGTGTCCGTCGAGTACGTCCGCACCATCGGCTACGACTTCGAGAAGGGCGCGGCGGTCGCGCAGACCGCGCTCGTGGCCAAGCACGCGCAGGCCACGCTCAACATGAACCCCTTCTCCGGCGACGACATCGCCCCGATCGTCATGAGCCCGACGCTCACCGTCACCACCGACTACGACCTCGGCACCTTCGACGCGACCAAGGGCACGTTCACGCCCGCCACGGCGACGGCCTAGCCCGAGAACAGGCCCTCCCAGGGAAGCCCCGCCCGGACGGACGGGGCTTTTTTCTTGCCGTTACCGGGGCCGGAGAATCCATGGCCAAGACATTGGCCCTGACGACTGGGAGGAAACATGGCCGACGAGATCAAGACATACGAGCTGCGAAAGAACCCCAAGAAGAGGATCCGCATCGACGGCGGGGAGTACTCCGTCCAGCTCGGGAACCCGACTTTCGTGCTGCTGGCCGCCGAGTGGCAGGAGCAGCTGCAGGCGATTGCGACGGGTCCCGACGACGTCGCCGGGCTCCGCAAGCTCGCCTCTGACGGCAAGCGACTCGTCGCGAGCGTCGTCGGCGCGGAGGGCGCGGAGAAGCTCATGGGCGGGGACAACGCGCTCAACCTCATCCGCCTCATCGACCTCGTCGGCATCCTCGCCGAGGTCATCTCGTCCCCGGAGAGCATGGAGGCCGTCCGGGAGGTCGCCGCGAGCGTCGCGACCCTCGACGAGTAGATGGACGCGCTCGACGTGATCCTCACGGGGGCGCCCTCGACCGTGGAGGTCGGCGGCGCCCCCGTCCCCGTGAACGCGGGCTTCCGCGCGAACATCCTGGCCGAGACGATCGACCGCGGGGACGCGTCCGCGCGCCCAAGGCTCCTCATGTGCCTCTTCGCGCGAGGAGGCGAGCTTCCGGCGAAGGTCGCCCGCTCGGCTGGCGAGGCGCTGGCCGAGGCGGTCTCGTGGCACGACGCGGCCTGGTCCCTGGCCCAGTACGGCAGGGGGCAAAGGGGAGGCGGCGGGAGCGGGCGCGAGCCGAGGCCCGTGTTCGACTGGAGGGCCGACGCGGCCATCGTGGCCGCCGATTTCCGGCGATTCTACGGCATCGACATCATGGACCCAGCGTGCCAGATGCACTGGTACCGCTTCATGGCGCTGTTCCTCGCGCTCACGAGGACCGCCGACGCGCTCGTATCGCAGGCGGTCTCCGCGCGCTCCCCGCTGCGCGGCAGGAGGTCCAAGGAGGAGAGGGAGCTGAAGTCGGCGCAGGCGTCGTTCTGGGCGTTACCCCCGACAGAACTTGAGCTTATCGAAGAAGCGAAGAGGGCGTTCTAAGGGGGAGCCTTGTCAGAGGGCAGCATCGTAATCGAGATACTCGGCGACGCGTCGGATTTCAACGCGAAGGTGGAGAGCCTCGGCGCGAAGACCCAGTCGGCGCTGAGTTCCGTTTCGTCCTCGCTCACGGCGTGGGGCGCGGGGCTGACCGCCGCCGTCACGCTGCCGCTCGGTGCGGCCGGGGCCAAGGCGATGCAGTGGGCGCTCACTACGGCGAGTGCGGCCGAGCAGGCGGACATCGCCTTCTCGACCATGCTCGGCCCGGAGCGCGCCAAGCAGATGATCGCCGACCTCACCGAGTTCGCCAAGAAGACGCCGTTCGAGATGAGCGGCCTCACCGACGCCACGCAGAAGCTGCTCGCCTACGGCTTCGCCGCCGACGACGTCATCCCGACGCTCAGGGCCATCGGCGACGCCACCGCCGCCCTCGGATCGGGCCAGGAGGGCATCGACGCGTGCACGCGCGCGATAGGCCAGATGCAGGCGAAGAGCAAGGTCATGTCCGAGGAGATGCTGCAGCTCACCGAGCAGGGCATCCCGGCCTGGAAGTACCTCGCAGAGGCCCTCGGCACCGACGTCGCGGGCGCGCAGGAGATGGTCACGAAGGGCAGCGTTGATGCCGCGACGGGCATCGCTGCGCTCAAGGCGGGCATGGAGGGCGATTTCGGCGGCCTCATGGCCGAGCAGTCGAAGACCCTCTCGGGTGCCCTTTCCAACCTCGGCGACGCGGCCGAGGCGACCATCAAGGAGATCTACAAGACCGACGCCTACAAGGAGCTGGCTTCGGCCGTGGCCGACCTCGCGGACCCCGTCGGCGACCTCGTCGGGAACCTCATGCCCGCGCTGGAGGGGGCGCTCTCCGCCGCCTCCGGGACCGTGGCGGGCCTCTCCTCCGCCATCTCGTCGCTCGACGCCTCGCAGGTCCAGGCGATCGTGGACGCCGTCGGGCTGCTCGCGGGCCTCGGCCCCGCCCTGCTGGTGGCGGGCCGCGCCGTCGGCTCGGCGGGCGATGCGCTCGGGGCGGCATCTGCCGCAGCGGGTGCCGCGTCGAAGGGCCTGGATGCGGCCAAGACGGCGTTCGCGGAGAGCGGCGTCACCGCCGAGAGCGTCGCCGCCGGCGCGAAGAAGGCCTTCGAGGGACTGAAGTTCGGGGCCGCTGAGGCCGGGGCGGCGGTAAAGCTCGGGCTGGAGGACCCGCTGCACGCGGCGCAGGCGGTGGCCGGGTCCGCCGCCTCGGGCATCAGGGAATCCTTCGGCACGGTCCCGCGCGCCATGTCGACGGTCGGAGGCGCGTCGCAGGCCGTCCTCGGCATCTTCGAGAGGTCCGTCCCGGTTGCCCTGAGCGTGGCGAGGGGCTTCGGCGTCGCGACGGTCGTCGTGGGCGCGCTCGCCGTCGCGCTCGGCGGCGCTGCTGTCGCCGGCCAGGCCATGGGTGTGGACATGTCCGCCGCCCTCTCCGGGTTCGCCGGGTCCCTCGGCAACCTTGCCCCGCTCGTCGAGTCCGCGTTCGGCTCTCTGGCCCAGGCCGCCCCGCAGGCCGCGGCGGCCCTCTCCGGGCAGGCGCCCGCCATCGCCTCGGCGTTCGGGCGGCTGCTCTCCTCCGCGGTGCAGGGCCTCGAGGCCGCCATGCCGGGCCTCGTGGAGGCCGCGTCGGCGGCGGCGACCGTGCTGAGCGGGACGCTCGCCACGTGCGCCCCGCTGCTCCTCGAGGGGGCCATGCAGCTCTTCGCGGGCCTGCTCGACGCCCTCTCCGAGACGGCGGGGGCCCTCGCGCAGTCGGCCCCGGAGCTCATCGGCGGGCTCGCCGAGAGCTTCGCGGCGAACGCCCCGACGCTTCTCGGGGCGGCCGGGAACCTCTTCCTGGCCATAGCCCAGGCGCTGCCGCAGGTGCTGCCCGCTCTGGTCGCCGCCCTGCCCGTCGTGATCGGAGGGCTGACCTCGTCCCTGCCCGCCTTCATCGGCCAGGTCCTCGCTGCCGCGGTGAGCCTCTTCCTGGGCATCGCGCGCGCCCTGCCGCAGGTGCTACCCTCGGCGATCTCCTCCCTGGCGTCGCTCATCGGGTCCGTCGTCTCCTACATTCCGACGCTCATCGGCCAGATCACGGCTGCCGCGGTGAGCCTCTTCCTCGGCATCGTTCACGCTGTGCCGCAGACTCTCGGCTCCCTGCTCGGGGCCATCGGAGACCTGCTCGGGCAGGCAAAGGAGGCCTTCTCCAGCTTCTCCCTCGTCGACGTCGGAAAGCAGATGATCCATGGGTTCATCTCCGGCATCCAGTCGGCGGTCGGCGGGCTGGTCGACGCCGCGAGGGGCGCCGCGTCGAGCGCGCTGGAGGCGGCGAAGAACCTGCTTGGCATCCACTCGCCGTCCAGGGTCTTCCGCAACGAGGTCGGCAGGATGGTGCCCCTCGGCGCAGCCCTGGGAATCGACGACGAGGCGGACGCCTGGAGGCGCTCTGTGGACGACGCCTTCGCATACATGCCCAAGGTCTCGCTGCCCGCGGCGACGCTCGGCTCCGTGCCGCTCCCGGTCCAGCCCGGCGTCTCCGCGGCGTACGCCGAGTCGGCGCGGTCGGCATCCTCGTCCGAGTCGGAGGGCAGGCTCATGGAGGAGGTCGGCAGGCGCATCGACGCGGCGGCCGAGAGGATAGAGAGGGCGCTCGGCGAACCGGTCTCGCTCAGCGTCGACAGGAGAGAGGCCGGGAAGATCGTGAGGGGGCTGGTCGGAGCGTGAGGACCGACATCACATACACAAACTGCAGGGGCGAGAGCATGACCTTCGGCGGCGCCTCGGACAACGGCCTGCACTATCTCGAGCACGAGCTGCGCGATTGGGAGTGGAGCTACTCGACCGGCAAGGGCTCGGGCCGCGTGACGTCTTTCTCGCGCCGGCCCTCCAAGCCCCTCAAGGTGAAGTTCCCGGTCGGCATCGCCGCCGCCGACGCTTCTGAAGGCCTGAGGCTCAGGAACCGGCTCGTCGCGCTCGGCGAGCCGGACGTCGCCTCTGGGACGCCGGGCACGCTCTCGATGGGGGAGTGGTCGCTGCGGTGCTGGATCGTATCGGGCGAGCCGACGAGGTACTGGCAGGACGACCGCTACGCCGAGTTCTCGCTCAGGCTGCTCGTCGAGGACCCCTCCTGGACGAGGGGGCACGCGAGGACGTTCGTGCCGGAGACGGCGAGTGCGGCCATGGGCGTGGACTTCCCGCTGGAGTTCCCCTTCGACCTGCGCCGCGAGAGGGCATCGACGAGGCTTTCCGTGCCCGGTGGCTTCCCCGCGGAGTTCCTGTGGCGCGTCTACGGCCCCGCTACCTCTCCCTACATGAGGGTCGGCGGCAACCTGTACCGCGTGAACGCCGACGTGCCCGATGGCGCCCGCCTCGAGGTCGATTCGCGCGCGAGGACAGTCATGCTGATCCTGCGCGACGGCACCGCGTCGAGCGCCTACAGCAAGCGCGAGCGCGGCGCGAGCGGCAGCGGCTCCTATATCTTCGAGCCGCTCCCCTGCGGCGAGTCGGACCTCGCCTGGGGCAACGACTCGCGCATGGACCTGATCGCCTACGAGGTGCGCAGCGCCGCGCCGTACGAGGAGGGATAGCCCATGGCCGACATCTGCTATACAGACTCGAGGCGCACCGACGTCGGCGTGCTGCTCGGCGCCTCCCTGAACGTTGAGTGGGGCGACTCGGGCAACGACTTCGAGCTATCGGTCGACATATCCTCTCCCGTGCGCCTCGATGACGGCGCACTCGTCTACGTCGAGGGGACCGAGTGGGGAGGCGTGGTCGACGCCCGGGAGGCGAGCGCCACGGACGGCCTCATGCGCTACACGGGGCGCTCATGGCACGGCGTGCTGAGGGACCGCATCCTGTGCCCAGACGCCGGGGCGGACTACCTGTCCGTATCGGGCGAGGCAAACTCGGTGCTGCTGTCTCTCGTCTCGAGGATGGGCCTCGGGGACGTCATGACCGTCTCTGCCGTCCAGTCCGGCATATCCGTGCGGCACCGGTTCGACCGCTACACCGACGCATACTCCGGCATCCGCGCGATGCTGGCCGCCTCGGGTGCCAGGCTCGGCATCTCCTACGACTCCCGCGCCGGGCGCGCGGTTCTCTCCGCCGTAAAGGTCGCCGACTGGTCCGACGGCCCGACATCGGATACCGCCGACGTCGACGTGAAGAGGGTGGGCAGGCCGTACAACCACCTGATCTGCCTCGGTTCCGGCGAGCTGCGCAACCGCGTCGTCCAGCACTGGTACGCCGACGCGGAGGGCCGCGTCTCGAGCAAGCAGAGCCTTTTCGGCATCGACGAGCGAGCGACGGTGTACGACTACACCAACGCGTCTGCGGAGCAGCTGTCCCAGGACGGCCCCAAGAAGCTCGCGGAGTACCAGACCGCCGACGTCCTCGAGGCGACGCTCGGCTTCGACGGATCATATGCCGTGGGCGACGTGGTGCCGGGGGTCGACGAGGACACGGGGACCGAGGTCTCGGTCACGGTCGGGACGGTCGACGTGACGGTGACGGCCGACGGGGTGACGGCGACGTACCGCGCGGGCGGGACCGCCGCCTCCGGATCGTCGGCATCGTCCGCCGAATCGTCCGGCGGCGGGGCGTCGTACGCCGCGGGCGACGGCATCAGCATCGTCGGCCGGACGATCTACGCGGACGTGACCCAGGCGAAGCTGGACACCGTGTCCGCAACGGCGGCGAAGGCCTCGTCGGAGGTCACCGGGGTCGCGACCGACCTGTCTAGGGAAGCGGAGGCCAGGCGGGCGGCGGACGAGAAGATCGCCTCGGACGTCGCGTCGCGCGTCTCCTCCGTCAGGGCCTCGGGGCCGCTCACGGCGCAGACCGACGAGTCGATGGCGGTGGTCGTCGCCCACGACGCCTCGGGCGTCGCGGCGGGGAGCTACGGCCCCGCTGCCGACTCAGAGCCCTCTTTCGGCGGGAAGGTGACGCTTGGCCCGCGCATCTCGGTGGACTCCCGCGGGCACGTGACGGCGGCGCAGGGGAGATCCCTTACCATCCCGGCCGCGACCGCCACGGAATCGGCTGCCGGCCTCATGAGCGCCGCCGACAAGAGGGCGCTCGACGCGGCGCCGACGGCATACCAGCCGGCGGGGGACTACGCGGCGGCCTCCCACGTGCACGACGCGTCGGACGTCGAGACCGGCGTGCTCCCGGTCGAGCGCGGCGGGACCGGTGACGCGACCGGCAACGCACGTAGCGCTTCCCGCCTTCAGCGGGCGCGGAAGGTGACCCTGGAGGGAGCCGTGGCGGGGTCCGCCTACTTCGACGGCTCTTCGGACGTGACGATCACCTGCGAGGGGCAGGGCGCCGCCGCGGGATTTCTCGCAGCCCACCCCGTGGGAAGCGTCTTCGAGAGCACGTCCGCCGTTAGCCCGGCGGGAAGCTACGGCGGTACGTGGAGGAGGGTGCCGAGCCTCGGCCCCTTCAGATGGGAAAGGACGGCATAGCATGGCCAAGACGAGCGGATACTCCCAACTTGTGTGCGACAGGTGCTCCAAGACCCTGTACGCGACCGAGAACGCCCCGGAGGCCCAGAGCTGGCGCAGCGTGAAGAGATACACGGCGGACGGCACGGAGGTCTCTCGCCTGCTGTGCCCCGACTGCTACGACGGCTACAGGTCCATGGCATCCTCGCAGGACTCGGCCTTCGGCGATTTCATGGCCAAGAGGGGTGAGTAGCGTGGCGTTCGACGGAGTCTTCGCCTTCCAGGGCAAGAACCACATCACCGCCTCGCAGCTCGGCCGCCTTGTGCAGGGCACCGCGGGCGACGGCCGCTACGTGCTGCCGACCCAGGACAGGCTCCAGGCCACGATGCAGACGGCCAACAAGGTGGTCATCGGCTCGGGCGACCTCGTCATGGACGGCCGCTACGTGACCAACGAGACGGGAGCCGAGCTGACGGTCGAGTCGGGCACCTCGGGATACAACCGCAACGACATCGTGGCGCTGCGGTACTCGAAGGACGGCTCCACGGGCGTCGAGAGCTTCGAGCCCGTGGTGATCAAGGGCGCGCCCGTGACCGGGACCGCCGCCGACCCGGCGGTGGACGCGGGTGCCATCTCGGACGGCTCGTCCGAGGCGCTGATGCCTCTATGGCGCATCCCGATCAGGGGCCTCGCGCCCGGGACCCCGGAGCGCATCGCGAAGGTCGGCAAGACCCTGAGCGAGATCGGGGATTCCGTATCCCGGAGCGAATGGACCTATTTGTACGGCGAGCCCGGCGCCGGGAGGTCGTTCGTGCGCTACCGCCGCGACGGCGCGCGATGCGTGCTGCAATGGGGCGCGACGCAGGGCACGTCGGCATACTGGGCCGCGGGCAACCTTCCCGAGCAGATGCGGCCAGCGGACGGCAACGTCTATGTACCGGGGGTCTGCGTGTCCCCCAACGGAACGGTCGAGAACGTGTGCGCGTACTGCTATGTCTCGGCATCGACTGGCGAGGTCGGCCTGCAGGTGGCGGCGACAACGAACCGGAATGTCTGGAACCACGGGGAAACGTCGTGGTTCATATAGACCGACTGCACGGCTGAGTGCCGCATCTCCTACGCCTTCTAGGCCGCCGGCCAGCAGGCCGTGCAGGAGAAGGAGTAGGAGCCGTGCAGGCCCGTGCCGCCGAAGTTGGCGACGTACATCGTTCCGCCCGTCGTGACCCATAGGCCGCTCGACATGTCGTTGTCGACGTTGGCCACCAGGCACCGCTGGCGCAGCTGGGCCTTCGGGCGGAAGCCCTCGGGAACCGTGCCGACGAGCGTCGTGCCCCACGAGCCGGAGACCGTGGCCGTGATGTTGTACATGTTCATGACGACGATCCCGCCGACGCGGCAGAACTCTATGGAGCCGGTGCCGACGGTCCTCAGCACGTAGCCGGTTTTGAACTGGGATACGGAATGCTAGAAACAGCAAAACATCACCTGGACAGTCTCGACGTCGCCCTTATAGGTCTGCACTATCATCCAACGCTGTTTTCCCTCTGATGAGGGTATCGACGGGCGAATGAATCGCACGCCTGACAGTGGAAAGGCGAGCACGAAATTTCTGGTCTCGATTTCCGTATCGAATTCGTCGTAATAGAGCGAGCCGATCTGCTTGTTGGCAGAAAAGGTTACGTTGCGCACGACACGGGATACGGAATGCTGTCAGCTACTGCCGCGCGGCGTAGGCCACCGAGAAGGAGCACATCCAGTTGGCCGCGAGCGTGAGGCCGCGCGTCGCGACGAAGACGTCGCCGTTGGGGTTCACGCCGACCGGCACGATGCCGGTGCCCTTCGTCGACTCGACGTATGCGCACCCTCCGACCTCGCTGGCGACGGGCCTGAACTCCTCGGGGAGCTTGCCGATGATGCCCTTCGACCACGCGCCCACGGCGGAGGCCACCTTGTCGAGGTCGCACCAGACCGTCACGACGCCGCCGTCGATGCGCGCCGAGACGCTGCCGTTGCGCGTCGACTTGTGCCGGGATACGGAATCCTAGCCCGTCATGGCCGAGGCGTATGATGCACTCGCCCTTGCCACTACGGTCCTAAAGCTCTGCAGGTAGTGGCTCATGGCCGTATTGACCGTTGAGTGCCCAAGAGCAACGGCTATGTCCTCGATGGCTGCACCGTGCTCCAGCGAGATCGTCGCCCAGCTGTGGCGCAGGCACGTCATCGGTACGTGCGGCAGGCCATGACGGCGGCAAAAGGAGCGAAACCGCCTAGCCACGGCGTTTGGGTTAAGCAGGCACAGGCGACCAGACCTGCGCGCCCCACGGATGGCACGCAGGCGCTCTAGGGCGAATCGCGGCAGCTTCAGCTTGCGGTCGCTGAGCTTTGTCTTGCATTCCGTCTCGATCACCTCGCCGCCCACGACATGTAGCCCGCGTCGCACGTGCACCCAGCCCGAACGCCAGTCGATGTCCTCGATGCGCACGGCGCAGGCCTCACACCTGCGCAGGCCGAGGGCGGCACCGAGCAGGACGGCGGCCTCGAAGGGCTGGCCCACGATGCCCTGCAGCGTCTCGCGCTCCTGGTCGGCCGTGAGCGTCGGCCGGCGCACGGTGGGCTTCTTCGGCAGCTCCACGCCCTGCGTCACGTCCCAGATTCGCAGCTGATGGCGGCGCAGAACCCAGCGGTATATCTGACGGAACGTCTTATATGCCTTTTCAGCAGCACCGGGCAGAGCGAATGAATCCACCCATTCCTGCATCTCCTCGAACGAGATCGTCTCGATTTCGCGCTTGCCCCATATCGGCATTAGGTGACACCTGACGGCACTCTCGTAGCCCTCGAGCGTGGTGGCCCGCAGACGCTTCCTCTTATCGGCCATGTATTCGGCGGCGGCTTCTGAAAACAGCATTCCAATCCTCTTTCCTGCGAGAAATCCCAGACGCGCCCTCGGGAATCCGGCATGCGGCGCTCTGGGATTTATACGCCGTTACCGCACGGCGAGACTCGTCATGAAGGAAAACCGCGACCAGATTGGAGCGCTACGTGGAAGAGACCGCGAGAGGGGAGGGTCCTAGTGGTGGCACTTGCTGACACCATCGTCAACACGGCGGCATCGGGCATCGTCGCCGCGCTCGTCGCCTCCGCCGTGGCATCGGTCAAGGCGAAGGGCCGATGGGTCGTCGAGCGCACCGAGCAAGAGAAGTCCATGGAGGAGGCGGTCCGCGCCGGAATGCGCGCGCTCCTCTGGCGCGAGCTCAAGAACATCCATGAACAGGCTATGGACGAGCACGGCCTGCGGGTCGCCGACAGGCGGCAACTGGAGAGCGTCTACGCCGCCTACCACGGGCTCGGCGGCAACGGCACGGGGACGCGCCTGTACAGGGACGCGATGAACCAGCCCGTCATCGACTAGGAGGAGCAGTGACCTATATCAATCCAGAGAGTTACGACCCGGCGAAGCTCATGAGCGAAGAGCGCCTGATCATGGATGGTTCGCCGGAAAAGTACAGCGAGTAGGGAGTGCATATGACAGCAATTCAAGCGGCGTTGACCATCGCCACCGTGGTGGTCGTTCCGTATATCGTGCAGGCGATCAAGACCGAGGCGATGAGCGGGACGGCCGCGCGCTGGCTGGCCATCGCCGTCTCGGCGGCATGCGGCGCGCTGACGGCTCTCGCCGGCGGCCTGCCGGACGACCCGGCGGCGTGCGTGACGGCGGTCTTCGCCGCAATCGGCGGCGTGCAAGTGGCCTACGCGGCCTTCAAGTCCGTAGGCATCACCGATAAATGGCTCGATGCGCTCCTGGCGCTCGGCCAGCTACCGAAGGAGGAATAG